GAGTAGAGGAAGGCTCTTTATAGGGGAGGGGAACAATAGCCTTTGATAAGTCTATACCAGTTGCTTCAACCTCTTTGAACTCGCCGGGAGCAATAGGTTCGTTGTCACCAACCATCCTTACTCCTTTAGCCTTAAACCCTCCCGGTAGATTTGCAAACTGCCCTGCATCTATCAGCGAACGCATTGCCGCAGTAGCACTCATAGTCAAATTACCAAGGAAATGTATAAGACCAAGACCATAGAAACCAAAACCCGGTACAAACCTGTAATGAACAAAGTGTCCTATTTTTTCTTTGTTTGGATCATCTTGGTTATAGTTTCTACGAATACTTAGTATCTGTCTAGATTGACTCTCAACAGTAACAATGTATGGAAGGGGAATCTCTTCTCCTTCAATATCAAGATAGCAGTGCTGTTCCAGCAAGACATACTGAGGATCATTATCAGAGGAGGGGGACAACCCAATGATTGTATCCATCTTCTCTGCAAAGGTTGTAATATTATTAGATGATGGTGTGGGAAGATCAACATCCTGATAAACACCAGCATTAATATCCCGTGCTATTTCAACAGGACTACGATAGATTACATGTGTATAACGATCAGCGTTGGCAAGATCAGTTGCATAGTATGATACATAGAACTGATCAATAGGAATAAACTCAGAGCGAGGACGCTTGGTTGTTGCGTCATAGTACAACTTTTTAAATGCTGATCCAATGATCGGGAGATGGAACAGCATTCTTTCAAACTCATCAAAGTATTCGGGCATCTGCTCCGTTACCTGATAGTTCATAAAGTTCTGAACTCTGTTGGCCTGTAATTCTTTTTCTGCGTTTGACTTGCCAAGTATCTGTGCCTTGACAGGACCGCTTGATGGGAATAGTTCACCGGAAGCTTTGGATTGGAACTTGACTGCCGATTCAATCAGGAGAGGATGTACAGCAGTACATGCACCCTCAAAGGGTTCTGTACCCTGTTCTAGTTTAAGACCAAGAAGATCAAAGCCACTCTCAAACATGGACTCCCATTCAGCACGGGAATCTTTATCTGATTGATAGCTTTCAATAACATCGTTGGCAATATCATTTAGTTCGTCTTCTTCAAGAAGTTCAGACATATCACCGAACCATTCGGCAATATCTTCTGATGCTTCCATCCCCACAACCTGTTCAGAGAAGTCAACAATAACACCACCGTCTTCAGGATCAACCTCAAAGGTAGCATTGGACTCTTCCTCCATAGGCATAGCAACAACATCGCCAACCTCTTCTGGCATCATATCGTATGGATTTCTTTCAGTAGCCATTTATTTCCCTATTCAAAATTTGTTCCCTGCATTAATTATAGCACATAATCTGGTAAAGCCCAAATCTTTTATGCAGCTTTAGCTGCCTCTGTTAGACATTCCAGTATGTTGCTCTGCCTTTGCTTACCCTGTCTTCTTCTTCTTCAGGGTCTTCGGGATGCGAGAGGTGCCATGATTCCTTCATGTAGTGTACTGCCATTGTCAGGGCATCTACTTGGTCATCATGTGCTGCATTGGGAAACCGTATAAGTTCTTCAATGAGATCATCTGCCCACTTCTTACTCTTGGGTATCCACAGGCGACCTGCTTCCATGATGGGGCTGGCTGCGTAAACTCTGGATACCTTATCCCTGTCAGGATTATATTCCATTACCGGGAGTCCCGCCCGTCGCATATCCTGTATAAGCGATTGACCGGATGCCTTCTTCTCCACCATGCAGACATCAGGTCTATGTTCATTGTATAGTTTCTGCGCCAGCCGTCGAAGTTCTGGATATTCAAAGCGGCCCTTGATGTTACCAAGAAGTATCAGGTGGGCTGCAAAGTCCTCCCTGCCGTTCTCATCTTGGTCATACATGTAGAATATACCCCATGTTTGTATGACACTGTAGTCAGCGGTGGTACTGGTGGAGAAGGCAGTATCAAGAGTTTGTATTACAAATTCACAGTTGGGTGGGTCTTCCTGATCCCAATCCTGTATCCACCTTTTCTTTATAAGACCACCCTCTTCAGGTGTGGGGTCTTGCATGTAAAGAGAGTTCCAGTACCGGCTTCCGTTACTTGCCTTGATCTCACTCTCGTCCATCCTGAGTATCCTGTCAGACTTCCATTCAGGAAAGTAGCTACCTCCTACTGGGAGATCAAGTAGTTCTGCTGCATCTTCATCTAACCATGCAGGTATCTTTACCACCTCCCACGGTATAGTTTCATAGTCGGACATATTCTCCTGCTGCTTCAGTAGCCAGCCGCAAAGATCATCATAGTGATACCTTGTATTGATTATGACAATGGCACCGTCTGGCATGATACGTGTTCTGAGTCCCGCAGGATACCACTCTTTAATAAACCTTCTACCTGCACTGGAGATCGCATCTTCTTCAGACATAGCATCATCAAGTATAGCTACATGTGCGCCACGTCCAGCAATCTGTGATCTGACACCGGCAGCATAGTATGTACCATTATGGTTTGTCTTCCACTTACCAGCAGCCCTGACATCACTTCTAAGGGAGACACCCCTGAATACCTTTTGATATTCCTCAGTGTTTACTATGTCCCTGACTGATCTGCCAAAGTCACTTGCCAGTTGATCACTATGCGATATACTTAGTATCTCATGTTCAGGGTTCCTGCCCAGATACCATGCAGGAAACAACTTGGAACAGACAACAGACTTTGATGAACGTGGTGGAAGAAAGACCATCAGTCTTTTTATTTGACCATCCTGTACCTGTTGTAGCTTATCTGAGATAACTTCAATGTGACGACCCATCCTGAAGTCAGACACAATCGAAGGTGCCATCAGTCTTACAAAAGACAAGAAGTCCTCATTACATTGAGTATCAACATTCTGCTTTAACAAAGCTTCAAGGTTGACATACTGTTCTATATAGTTACTATCTAAATACTCCATAGTACTATTATACACTATACTATAGAGATATACAATAGAGATACTAATAAAATAATAAAATAATACTAATAAAGAACTAATTAGTACCGCTTTGTTGTAAATATGTCACAGTATGGATACCTTATTTTTATTTTGATGAGTAGTCCGTAGATTTTTGTCTGTATATGAGAGTGGTTGTTTATATATATATACATGTGCAGGTTTTTTTTCCCACCCCCACGCATAGCAGCTATGCTGCCAACAAAGCCTTTGCTATGGGGACCCAATTATCTCTCCGTAGTAGGAACAGAATGTTACTACGGAGGAGAGTAATTGGTAGTAGCCTTGACAAATTCATCCAGAGGATGTCTTGTAGTCAGCTTCTACTACTTCGTAGTAACTCCAGAAAACTAGCTAACCCCTTGTGAAAGCGTAGCTTTTAGTTGCTATGCAACCAATGCAGGTCTGTCATGCCTACGATGAATCACAATAGTGATTGACGAGGGTTGACAAACCAAATGACGATAAGCTAGATTAACCTAATTAAACCTCTATAGTAGAGTATCTTACGATACTATAGAGGGTTAATTAGATATTATAACCCAATCAACCAACCTAATCGGAGATTACCATGTCAAACATTTCATTCCTGCAATCGGAGATTGACCAGCACCTTGATGGCAGCTTCCAAGTTCACGTATCTGTGAATGGCGGAGCCATTGACCTGCATGACGCTGATGGCGTATGGATCGCTACGTTGGACGAAGACGAAGCTACGCTTGAAGTTATCGGCAACAGTACTTTTATTACACTCTAATCGACATACCTAATTAGCCCTTCATAGTAGAGTATCTTACGATACTATGAAGGGTTAATTAGTCTAGTGAAAACTTGATTGAGCTATCCGGCAAACATGGGTTAAAATCCCTTGCAGCGAGTCACGTCGTTGGCCGGGATGGTGCATTGGATGCATACGATGCAGCATCGCTAAGAGGCATCTGTTGATGCCGGATAGTTCGATTAAGTTTTTACAAAACATTAACCGGAGGTTATTATGTCCGATGTAATTTTTGTAGGATTTCGCAGTAAGGAATCTTACGATTCCGCTGTTAGGATATTTGGAAAGCCTGATATCATAAGTGTTACTTATGATGCCAGAACTTTTACAGATGTGGATGACGGTGATACCGTTGTCTTTGCAAAAGGGACGCCTAAACATATTGATAAATATGTTTTTGACGACTCAATGGACGACAAATACTTGAAATTTAGGTTTGATTAATCGGAGATTAATATGTTACGTTTTGAACGGGATATGAATATCCACAAGTATAACTTGTTTGAGTTACAGAACCATCCTGTAAATCAGGATCAGGATCATCTGACAATCTGTGCATTCTTCCAGAAGGAAGAAGAGTTTCAGATTCATGCAAGCAAGCTCAAAGATCGCATCTTCAGACAGAGAAATGGGGACTAATATGTTGCAACAGATTTCGGATAAGAGGTAGAATAAAATGACACCTAAGAAAATGAAAAAGTTAAAAGATAAATGGCGGGAAATTATTAACAATCCTCCAATGGGTAAAACATTACCCAAAGGTTTTTCTGATTTCCCTTTTATCCCTCACCCAAATCTTGCTGATAAATTTATTGGTAATGATGCCGTGACTAAAGAGAAATTGTTGAGAAAACTTAAAGAGCGAAGGTGGGAAATTTTGGATACGGACAATCGATCCAATGAGCCTTTTCGATCAGAAGCTGAACAAATTCTTGCAGCAGTGGTAAGAATTGAGGGTAAATAAAATGACAAGTGGCAGAACAAAGGGATTAATATGTTTGAGAAAATTAGAAATACAGCTTTGCTGTTAATGTTTCCGGCAGTCCTTGTCGGAATGTATGGTTTTTGTTTTAGAGGTTGGGATACTTTCCCAATCCTCTTTGCATTGCCATTCGCTTTCATAGCTCTGTGTGCATGGGTTACGGAAGGATGTGACTAACCTAATAGATACTTTACAGTAGAGTTCTTACGATACTGTAAAGGATCAATTAGATACAGTAGAAACCGCCAACTGATTGGAGATATATCATGGCAACAATGGAAACTTTCGTAGCAGACAAGTGGGTAGCTCTTGACAAAGGCAAGGACTTGTTCAGCAAAGCTGCTGACTCCGGCATTCCTATCAGGGTTGTACACCCTAACGGGAACTTCAAAGTCATCCGCAACGGTGACAAGCTACCCGAAGCCGAAGCAACTACCAGCACTAAGCCGAAGGCTGTAGAAGAAAAGCTGGAAGCTGCTCACAAACGGTCTAATAATATCATAGCCAAAGCTATGAAAGAGGATGCCGCTGAATTTGTCGATATGACAATGGCATAAGCGTAGCTTAACAGAGGTTGGCAAGGCACCTCACGACAAGCCTTGCATTATTCTTAACTCAATAGAAAGATATATACTATGACAACTCCTGAAATTCAGTACACCGAACGCCGTGGCAAATACAATTTTTATGCTGATCCCAAGCTTGAAAAGCTGATCGAAGAAATTGTCCCTATCGGTTCATGGGGTAAGTTTGACCGGGCTGTAGCAAAGCTGGCACGTCATCGCAAGTCCGTCGAAGGTGGACGTATGCGGGACCATCAGCGGGTTATTGCTCGGCAGTTGCTCAAGGTTATGAAGTCAAAAGAACGGACTGCCCGTGCTGTAGCATTGCGTATTGCGATGGCTGCGTAGTTTATACAGAGATGGGAATGTCGGAGGTTCCCATCTTATGTGCAAACTATCAACAGAGGATTGAACTATGTTAATTGAAGTTGAAGGTATTACCCGAAAGGGTAAAAACCGTGTCAAAGAACATGGATCGGTATGGGAAATTCTAGATTGGCAACACCCAACCAATCCTATAGCCTTTGCAGTTAAGTCATTAAAAACAGACGATAAACGCTGGTTAACGAATGATTTTAAAATCATATGGAAACAGGATATATAATATGTACCACATCACACCCAAATCAAAGAACGTCAAAGTGGGCAAGATGGCAGTGACAACTAGCACTGCGACAACGTGTCCCACTTCGTGTCCCTTCAAAGCCAATGGCTGCTATGCCTATGGGTATCCATTGAAGGGGCATTGGGATAAAGTCACCGAAGGTGAACGTGGCGACGATTGGGCTACATTCATTGACAAGATCAAAGACCTACCCACTGGTAGCAAGTGGCGTCACAATCAAGCCGGTGATCTGCCCGGTGACATGGAAAAGCTGGACGATAAGAAATGTATTGAACTTGCCAAAGCTAATGAAGGCAAGCGTGGGTTTACATACACACACTATGATGTATTGGACAACTTCCAAAATGCCATAACTGTCAATATTATGAACCACTTAGGCTTCACTGTTAATGTGTCTGCCAATAATCTTGAACACGCTGACAAGCTATGCGATCTTGACATAGCTCCCGTTGCAACTGTGTTGCCGATTGATCAGACAACAAACACTGTTACACCTAAAGGTAGAAAGGTTGTAGTATGTCCTGCTACATACAAAGATGACGTATCATGTGCATCATGTATGCTATGTGAGAAGTGGGATCGGAACGTAGTGGTAGGCTTTCCTGCTCATGGTACAAGTAAGAAGAAAGCAGCAGCGATTGCCGCTTGACTTAATAGGAGTTATGTAGTAGAAGTATCTTACGATACTACATAACGACTATTAACTATACCATTACTA